CATTTTTATCTTATAAAAACAACAGAGAACAAGCTTGGGAAGATAATACATACTCTGGTGTAAGAATTATTGAATACTATGACATGGGAGGTACATACATTGTATTCCCAGAACGTAATATGATTTTAGATTTTATACCTAACGTATTATCTACTCCACCATTTGTATTTATGAAACGTGTATCTTTTGACCAGCTTAAAGGACAATACGACCACGTAATAGGTTTGATGGCAATGATGGCAAAAATAAACATTATGTCAGCTATTGCTATGGAAGACAGTGTGTTTACAGAAACTAACATATCAGGAGAGATAGAATCCGGACAATATAGAAAAGGTCGATTTGCGGTTAATTATCTAGCTCCTGGTACACAAGTTTCTAAACCAATGAACAATATGCCGTATCAATTGTTTCAACAGATAGATAGATTAGAAAGACAATTGCGTATGGTAGGTGGTTATCCTGTAACTGACGATAGCCAATCTCCTAATAGTTTTGTTACTGGTGCTGGACTATCAGAATTAAACAGCACTATGTCACTTATGATTTCAGAATATAGAGATGTTATTAAATCAGCTATGGTACAGATGGATGCTAAGAGATTAGAGATGGATGTAATATTATCTTACTCACAAGGCATATCTAAAAAACCTATGGCTGGTTTTCTTAATGGTGCTGCATTTAGTGAAAACTATAATGTATTACAAGATATTGGTGGTGACTTTAGAACTAGACGTATCTATGGTGTTATGGCTGGATTTGATGAACCACAAAAAATTGTAACTGGGTTGCAATTATTACAAGCAGGTGTTATAGACGTAGAAACACTACAAGATAACATTGATGGTTTAGAGAATATAGCTAAAGTACAGGAACGTATACGTAAAAATAAAGCTGAACAAGTATTATTTGATTCTATACTAGCTAGGTCTGCACAAGGTGACCCTGCAGCTACAATGGCTGCTATTGCTATTTACGAGTATCCAACTGCTATAACAGAGATTATGAAACAGTTTTATACTCCACAAGAACCTCAGATGACACCTGAAGAAGAAATGATGATACAACAACAAATGATGCAACAACAAATGATGGGTGGACAACCTTCAATTGCAGGTGCATTTGGTGGTATGTAATGGAAGAATATTACGAAGATACTTTTTGGGAAACTATATACAATGAATATGGTGTTGTTGATGAACTTGATGTTATGGGTGATAATGTTAAACAAATCATATATCCAGCACCAGGTATTATAATTTTATTAACAGGAGAATTTGATGGCGAAAAATAGACGAGGTGGATATAGACAACCTGATAAACCAGCTCCAGTAGCAACACAAGATAGAAATAGAACTGATGGTGGTGCAGGTAGTTCAAAACAACCTTTAAGAGATATGCCTGGTTTACCTTATGGTCAACAACAACAATTATTAAATCAACAAAAAGCAGCTCCGTTACCTGCACAACGTAACATACAACCTAGACCTACATCACAACAACAACCACAAAGACCAAATGTGTTTGCACCATCTGAAAGACCTACTGAAGTTCCTACATCAGGAGCACCTTTAGGTCCTGGTATGATACCTGAGTCAAACACACAAAGTATAGATATTACTCTTGCTGCTATGTATGAAGTTAGTAAATCACCTATTATTTTAGATTTACTTAATAGACGACAGGGTTAACATTGATAAATCCAAATTGGTTAGATAATAGAAATTATCTAATAAATAAACAAAGAGAAATAGCACAGTTTAATAGAGAAGTAGAAGCGTTTAAAGCTAATCCTGCATCTATTTATGATTTTGAAAGATTATTAGAAACACATCCTAACTTACCTTTAGGTGTAACTTATTCAGCTTGGGGTGCTCAAATACCTGCTGGTAGTCGTGATTTGTTTGATATTGAAGATGAGTTAACAAAAGAACGTATTAAAAAAGAACAAGCTCTACATAAAGAAATATACGATAGATATGCTCCTGAAGATTTAGCAAGAAATATGCAAATGAATGTAAGTGATTTTTTCTCTTTTGGTTTATTTCCTGGTGGTGCAGGACCAGGAGATATACAATACGGTGTTTGGGGTGTACTAGGTCTTGAATGGTTAATGCAAACATTAGGACCATCAGGAAAAGTAAATTTACCTGGTATAGCCTTAAATGCTTTATTACCTGGTAAACCTTTTACACAAGGTAGAGCTATTGAATATTACGGTGCAGTTAAACAAGCACAAGATTATATGGAACAAGGTATGTCTATATCTCAAGCACAAGATAGATTAATGATTGATATTAGTGATAGTGATGTATTAGCAACAGGAAAAGGTAGTGCATTAGTAGAAGCTTTTAAAATGTCAGGTCAAACTAACTTAGGTGCATTATGGAATGAAGTATGGTCAAATGGATTTTTACCTAATAAATATACAGATAAACCTGTTAACTTTGATAGAAGTACTTTAATTGGTTTTCAACCTGTTATACCAGAACAAACAGAGTTATATAGATATTATAAACAAGCTGGTTATTCTGATGAAGAATCGTATAGTAAAACAGTTTCTGTTATTGGTGAACCATTAAAACGTAAAGATGAAAACGGAGATATATTTTATACTTCAATAGCTAGACCTAATAAAATAAATTTTTATGCTGGTAGATATACAAGGAATAGAAAGTATTCTTTAAACCCTGATAACAATCATCCAGCATGGGCAGCAGATAATACATTGTTAGAATACTCACCAGGTAAAGTACATGCATCAGAATATTACAAACCAGGTACATTATCTTTTAATTTACTATCTGGTTCTATTGACGTAGCACACCAGTTAGCAGACCCATTACTTTATTCTAAATGGTTAAAAGTAGGTAACTTAGGTAAACGTTGGAATCAAGTAAATAGAGCATCAGAATTTTTAGATAATGGTATTTTGTTACAACAAGGTAAAAAAGTTAAAGTAAATACAACTAAAATTATTGAAAACACATACGAAGATTTAGGTAAATTAGAAGAACTTGGTAAAGAAGGTACACAAAACTTTAGTAGATTTAAAAGATTATTTGGTCAAGGTTATTTATCAGAAGCTAAAGCAGTCAGAGCTACTAATAAAAAAGCTAAACAAATGAGAAATCAATTATTAGTTTTTAATAAAGTAAATAAATACTTTGCTCCCTCAACAGATGTAGTTTTTGATATGCCTGTATGGAATAATATTTTTCAACTTGTAGCTGAGTCTGGACCAGAAAATTTATATGCAATGTCTAGAATGCCTTTGTTTAGACACATTCATCCTGATTTATTAGCTGAAATGCTTTTTATGAATAAAGCTGATGAAGTAAAAGACTTTTTTAAAGTATATGCAAATACAGGTAGAAAAGTTGTAAATTCTAAAGCAGGATTAAAAAAGAATAAAAAAGCACCTGTAAAAGAAGTAATAGAAAAATTATCTGATAATGCTATGGGTGAAGTAGGACAATCAGGTTTTATAAATAACTTGCTAATTAATTTAGCAAATGATGCAAAAGCTTTTGCAGAATCTAGTAATTCTGTAAAACGTATGTTATCTAAACCTATGGCAAGATTTGGTAATCAAGATGCTGCTTATAGAAATCTTGGTAGCTATATAGGTCAAGGTGCAAGAGGTATTGTAAAAACTGCAGGAGATATATCACCATTTAAAACATCAAAAAATATTAAAACTATAGCACCTACAGTTGAGTCACTTAGTTTTGATAAAGCAGAAGAAGTAGGAAAAATAAAACTAGCTTTAAATAAAGTTAAAGAAAATTTTACATCATATGACGAATATGAAATACAAAAGTATTTAGGTTTTGGTGGTGCTTATAAAACATACAATGAACCTTATTTAAATGGATTATTAAGTCTTGTTCCTGATTCTGGTTTAGTTATTACTAATAAAAAACGTGCTTATCAAAATTTATTAAAGCATATGGAAGTAAATAATTATAATGAAAAAGAAGCATCAGAATGGTTATTAAAGTTTGTTAATTTAGATTATACGAAAAAAACTTCTATATATAAATTTGGAAAAGATTTTAGAGAATGGGAAGTAGATAGAGCAGAAAAATTACTTGGACCAGAATTTGGACCAGAAAAAGTAGCACCATTACGTAATTATTTAAAACATCTTAACTCTAGATTGGAACGTTCTAAAATATACGCTAATGCTAAAACAAAAAACATTCCAGGTTTTAACAGCAATTTTGAAGTACAAGAAGTTGTATTAGCAGAAGATTCTAGAGATGTAGGTAAATTTAAAAATGTAGGTACTTTAAATGCATTGTTTTTATCACAAATGACAGACAGTGTAGTTCCTTTAATACCTTGGCAATATATACAAAGAGTTGTAAGTGGTGCATGGAATGTTGTTCCTGATTCAGGACTTGGCACACAAGCTACAATATTGGCACAAGATATTAAAGGATTTGCAAAATATGTAAGTTCATGGGGTAAAGAAGGATACATTTTTCCAAATGGATTTTTACCTAGAAAATCTGCAACTGATGCAGATGTTGTAAACAGAGCTATGGATTTTTATACTAGAAAAATATTTAAACCTTTAGTGTTGTTGCGTGTTGCATTTTTAACTCGTGTATTTTTTGAAGAACAAGCACGTATTTTAGTAAAAGGATTAGATAACTTTTTTACAAATCCTATTATATATACACAATGGTTATCTACTGGTAAAAAAATGTCTAATAAAAAATTATTAGATATGGGATTTACTCAAGCTGAAATAGATGATATACCAGATATACAATCAGTTTTAATGTCACAAGAGTTACTTGAAGGTACACAACAAACAATTGGACTTACAGGTTTCTTAGGTAAAAAAGCTGGTTGGAATCCTTTAAATGTTGAATACAGAATGGAATTAAAATCAAACGTTTCTAATGCTGAATATTCACAAAGTAAACTTTGGGATTATGTACAAGTAAGAACAGACCCTATTGGTAGAAAAGTAGCTAAATATGGATGGGGTAGTCCTGAATTAAACAAATGGTTAGATTCATCTGAAGGACAATTTTGGTTACAAGAGTATGCTGATTACTCAGGAAACTACGATATATTAACAGATTCTTGGGCATTAGACCAACTTATACAACAACAAGAAGCATACATAAGAGAAATTACTGGTGACAATATTGTTGAAGGTATTCATTTTATGAAACAAGCAGGTAGTGATGTTAAATATCAAATGACTTTGGATAAAGTTAAAGAAGGTAATAAAGGTTCAACAATACTTAGAAATATTATTTCTGAAGGAAAAATACCTGTAGTTAAAGATGGAAAGGTAACAAATAAATTTGTTGATTTTATGAGTGATATTGATGGTTATACAGGTATTACTGGAAGAATTAAACAAAACAATAAAAAAGCTTTAGATGTTAAAAATTGGGAAAAAAGAAGTTATATCAAAGCTATGTCTAATAAACAAAAAGGTAAAGCTATTAATGCTGCTAAAGAATTATTTAAATCTACTACTGATGGTGGTTTAGGTTTAAATGGTGGATATGTACGTGTTACAGAAGAATTAGATGATGCAAATAAAACAAGTAGATATGAAGATATTATAGATGGTTTATTTGAAGTATTAATGCGTAAACCTATAGGTTATTTAAACAGAGCTCCTGTATTTAAACAATTCTATTGGTTATGGGTTATGGATAATATAAATCAAATGGATAAATCATTACAAAAAAAATACATTAATAATGCAAAAGCATACGGTGTTCCATCACAAGTTGTTAATGATTTAATAACTAAATCAAGATTAGGTACTGGTAGTTGGAGTAATTTTAATGAAGTAGAACCTATGAACAGAGCATACGCTTTAGAAAACTTAAAAGATTTATTATACGACACAACTACACAACATAAAATATCTGAAGTTACAAGAAATATATTTCCATTTCCTGAAATATGGTTTGAGGTATTTAAAACTTGGGGTAAATTATTAGCAAACAATCCATATCCAGTTGTTGGTGTACAAAAAGGTAGGAGAGCTTTACAAGGTACAAATGATGTAAGTGACACAAATACTGGTTGGTTTGCACCACATCCTATGAATCCTAGTGATGATGTATTTATGACACCATTTGAAGCATGGATGGGGCCTTTATTAGTAGAAGGTGATGATGATGAATCTAATATGAAAGTTCAATATAAATCTACACTAAGCAGTATTAACCTACTTGCACAGTCACAAGTACCTGGTACTAACTCTATTGTTGCTTTAGGTCTTAATAAAGTATTACCTAGCCGTGGTGTATTTGGTGAATTTAAAAATTGGTTAACACAATTTCCTATGCCTGAAGAAATAGCATTATCGGATTTAGCTAGCTTAGCACCTACATATAAAAAATTAGGAGCTTTTTTACAAGGTGTTGATGTAGATTTTAGCCGTGAATGGGGTGATAAAGTAGGTGTATTTGAATTTTCAGAAGATATTGTAAGAGAACCTGGTGAAGCATTAAGTGAACTAGAAACACTACGTGCTGATTCAACAATAAATTTTTGGCGACATGCAATGGTTTCTTTAGAGTGGGTAAATATATATAAAGATGGAAGATTAGATAAATATTTTAAATACAACATACCTAATTGGAAAGATGGAGATGATGTTACATATGAACAAATAGAAGATGCAATGTTAGATTATGCAAGAGATAGAGCACAAGTAGATATGTTTATGCAGTTTATTAGAAGTTTTATTGGTCCTTCAAGTAATTATAAACCAGAATATTTTATTAAAGCTAAAAATAGTTTGCATTATCACATGGCTGTTTTGTATGAAGTTTACGAAGAAATATTAGAAAATAATAACTACGACACAATACAAACATCACAAGATTTTCATTCTAAATTTGGATTAGACCATATGTATTTATTTAGTCCTACAGATATTAAAGTATCTGGTAAAGGTGTTAAAACATATGATGCTGTAGATTTTTGGAACAGTCATCCTAGAGAAAAAAAATTATTACCATTGTCATTTCAATTTTTATATGGTGATAATCCTGAAGCAAAAATGACATGGCAAGCAATTAACAATGAAAGATATGATTTAACTCCGGATGAATACAGAAGATATATAAATAAAACTAAAGGTTTTTATCAGTATCAATCTTGGAAAGATGATATAAAAACTATGAATAATATATTACAAAATGATAATTTAGAATTAACTGGTGGTGGAGAAGATGATTTAGCTGCAATTATGAGAAATGCTATAATGGCAGATTTTAGTGGTTTTCAAAGAGATGAATATGGATTTATAACTTTAACTCAAATAGAAGATATATGGAGAGAAATAACTGAAATATGGCCAAATTTAGATTTAACTAAAACAACAGAAGAAGGTAAATTCTTTTTAGAGTTATATCCAATAATGCAAGAATATGATGAAAAGTCATCTAAATATTTAATTAGTCAAGATAAAGAAGTTAAATTTGATTGGTGGAAAAAATCAGATGAACCACAAGCTCAATATTTTAGAATGCAATTTGATACACAAGCTAAAGAATTATTAGCTAAATATCCACGTGGATTTAATTTATATTACAATGTAGTATTAAGGTTATTAAATCCAGATAGAGCTGCTTATGATTTTGTAGATTTATCAGATGATGAAATAGATATTATAAGGAATGATAGTTAATGACAAAAAAAGAATTACAAGCATTAGTAATAGATTTACTAAGTAACCCAGAATATTCTAATTTATTTGGTTTAAATGCAAATGAATTTGCAGCATTAAAAGTTAATGAAATATGGGAACAACATTCACAAATTCCAGCAGCAAATCCTAATGACCCACCATTAGGAAGTATTAATTCTAATTTTCCTAAAAAAGATTTAGATATTATTAGAGATATTTATAACAACATAAAAGACGGTGATGACCCTGAAGATATTAGAAGACAAATTAATAATCAACTAGAACTTGTTACTAGAAGATTAAGTCCAGATAAATACGATAGTTATTCTTCTGATGTAGAAAAAGTTATAACAATAATTAATAATGATGAAACTCTTTCAGAAGTAGAAAAAGAACAAGCAATTAATGATTATATAGCTGGTATAGGTGGTACGTTAAGAACTGTTCCTATTTACGACCCTTCACAAATAGGTGTTGTAAAAACAGATATGGATACTGGTCAAGTTCAAACAAAACCTTTTGGTGGTCATTTTGGTGACATGGCTGGAGTATATGAATTAATATTTCAAAATACAGATACTGTAACAGAGTTTCAAGAATGGTTAGAAAATAATGGTTTAGTACAACAAGGAGCTTTTGATGATACTAAAGGAGTACCAAATGGTTTACTTCGTAGTCAACTTGCACAATATATGGCATGGATAGATACAAATAAATACGTAGACCCTGGTACACAGGATTATGTTAATGTAATGAATTATGATTTAGATACAGACCCTAGTAATCCTTTTAGTAATTCAGCTTTTTTAGTAGGAGAAAATTTAAAACATCAGAAAATGTTTGCATACTTTTTATCTGATTACAAAGATAATCATGCTAATGTAGCTTCAACTATGGATAGGGCTAATACTGCAGCTAGATTTAAAAAATACATGGAAGGCGTACCAGGAGAACTTGGTATGGAACAAATGGTTGAAAATGCTTTTTATACAACAATGAACAGATTGCCTACTAAAGATGAATTAAAAGAGCAAGTACGTTTATTAGCAACAAGTTATATAGATGAATTTAATCAAATGAATGAAATGTATTCTTTTATTGACAATATGAATATGATTAAATCACCTACTCAATCATGGCAAGTAGAACCTACTGATGAAGTATTAAATCAATTTGTTGATACAGCAACACAAACAACACAAGAAGATTTTAGAGCAACATATAGAGATGATATTAATGCAGCTACATATGCTCAAGAAAAAATGAAAATGGATGAAGCTATGTTAAAAGCTATGTTTGGTAGATAATGGACAAAGATGAAATTAGACAAAAAGTTTTAGACGAACTTACTGCTTTACAAAAAGAATTTAATATACCTCAAATAGAAATAGATAGAGCTGTATTACAGTTTGAAGATTTAATTCCTTTGCTACAAGACAAAGATGATTTGTTACAACAATTAGCAGATGATTTAATTGATAATGTAAAGTATCGTGCAAATATAGGAATACCTGACACTATACCTGATGAATTAATTGTAGAAGATATTGCAAAACAAGAAAAAACAGCTAAATTAAATGACCCTAATATATTTCCAGAAAAAATAGAAGAATATGACCCTGATATACATAAAAGTTTTAAAGAATCAATATTAGATAAAATGACTGATTCTGAACGTAGAGCTTTAGATTATATTAACAATCATCCTACTATGCAAAATGCAAAATTAAATGGCGAAAGTTTATTACTAGGATTAGTTAAAACATTTGGTGCAGATGTTTTTGATAAATACAATTCTTTAAGTAAATTTAATCCTGTAAAAATAAGTGGTAAATTAAGCAAAGTATTGTATAGAGGAATTATATCTATATTAGACCCAATAGGAGAAGGTATAGAAACAGCTGTAAGAATAGGTGTTAAAACAGGTATAATTAAAGATGCTATTAAAGGAAGACATGCAATGGGTGATAGCCTTTTAAAAGCTGCTAATCAAGGTAGAAAAGCTGCTAAAGGAGCTAAAGCAACAGGTGCAATTACTAAAGGATTAGGAGGGCTAGCTAGTAATCTTTGGTATGAATTATATAATCAATTAGTATGGCAAGGAACTGCTGCTGTTGTTGCTGGAATAGATAATGCTTCAGATGCTTTAAATAGTGTATTAGATAAATATGGTTTGTTACCAAAATTTGTAAAAGAAAATATTGATGTAATACCCTATGAAGATTTAAATAAACATTTAGCACATCAAAGTAGGTATTGGCAAAGTGCTGGTTGGCAAGGTTCAAAACTTACATCTTTATGGTATATCTTAGATACTATGTTACCTGCAAAAACAACAGGTAATACTCCACATAACTGGGCTATAAATAAAATAGTTATGACCCAGTTTCCTCAAAGATTTGAATTAGATGCTGATGAACAAGATTATTG